CTGCGGTGCCTGTTTGGCCACGGTCAACCCCATCCGTTCGACGTCCCTGTCGCTGACCATCAGCTTCTTGCAGGTGCAGCCCCAACCGTTGGGCGGGCTCCACGTATCCCAAAACGGATCGTCCAGCGGCAGTACCAGGTTATCCTTGTCCAGATGATGGGGCCGCGGATCGTCGCTGCCGCCATGCCGGTACAGACCATACGGCCGCGCCTTTTGCAGGGCCGGATCGGCCATCTGCGCTTCACGGCCCGCGGCGTAGCTGGCGCGGATATTGGTGTCGTAAATCACCCGGGTGCGCCACCCGCGGCCGCCCTTGTAGCTCCAGCCGTGCCGGACGACGATGGCGTCAAAGTCTTTGCGGAAATCCGCCAGAGTGGTCCCATCGCTTATCGCCTTGCCGATCGCGACATAAAAATCCGTGAGCAAATCCGCCTTGGCCGCGCCGGCCACCATAAACGCCACCTCGTGTTCGGACGCGTAGATGTCCGTCCAGGCGCGGGTGGCAAGAGGGAGTTTCTCCTTGAAAAAGGTGATCTGCTCATCGAAAGGCAGGCTGCCGTATCCGGCCATCACAACCCCTCCAAAACGTCGTAACGGCCTGCCAGGGCCGCCGCCTGAAAGGCTTCGCCCATGACTTCGGCCAGACGGTCTGCATCGATCTGCGGCCATGCGCCCAGCAGCTTATCGCGCAGGTCTTCGAGGGACTCGGCATCGTCGACCAGGGCGCGGATGGCATCGATCATCGCCGTCATCGGCTCCGCAGCAGCAGCCTCCAGTTCCGCAACCTGAAGATCTTCCGTAGCGGCCGCCTTTTCATCGGCAAAGGCCGCCGGTTCCTGGGACGGCAATGCCGGTGGGGTTTGCTCGGTCCATTCGCCGCCATAGGTGTCGAGGATATACTTCAGCGTAGGCTTAAACCCCATATCCACGATGATCTTGTCACGGTCGGCCCGCGCCTTGAGGTCCTCCGGTTCCTGGCAATCGCGCCACACCATGGGAGGATTTGCCCCCGGCAGGTTCAACGCCGTGACCCAGCGCACCAGCGTCGCGTTGACCGCACCGCACAAAAGATCCGCATCGGCCTTGACCAGCTCCAACCGGATTTCGTTACCGACCTCGTCACGGGCGCGGCTTCCCCCTCCGCCCGACTGGTTGGTGCTGCCCGTTTCGCCCAGCACCGCCTCGCTCATCTGCTCATCCATGTAACGCGCCAGGCGTTCGTAGGTATCGATCGACCCGGAGCGCTGCGCCTCCAACAGTTCCACAGCCATCCCCTCCGGAACGATGACCCCGGCATCATGGGCGATCGCCTGCAACGCGGCCAGCAGCTTAGCCTGTTCCGGAGGCTGCGCGCCCCGGGGATATGTCCCGATTGGGGTGGGGCTGGCGAACTTGTCAACGAAGGTCAACCAAAAGGTGATGTCCTGCCGCTTGAAAAACACCGGCCAGAACAACCGGCTGCCGAGACCCAGACCGTACGGGCTGCCGTTTTTACTGCCGAAGGTGTGGACGATGAACTTGCGCGCCGGCACAGGGTGCCCCTCGATCATGTTTTCCCAGTCCAGCAGATTGAGGCGATAGCCTTGCCGGCCCTTGGTAAAAGCAAAACGGCGCTGATCCTTGGGGCGGATCTCTCCGGCGACGATCTCCTTGCCGTCGGTGGTCCACATGATTTCCCCCACCGAAAAACCCTTCAGGACAGCATCCAGCAGATTCAGACAGGCGGCATCAAAACCGGTCGCCTGCGGCAAAACCTCATCGTCCGGAATCTCTGTAGACAGGTTGGCAAGCTGAGCCCTGACCAGATCGGCAGCCTTCATATCCAGTTTGCTGGAGCTGGCGGCATCGACCGTCCACTCCCGCGCGATGACCGCCATCTTGCGCTTTTGCAACACCGCGAACGCATGGCAATCACGCTCGATCTCGTCGTAGATCTTGAGCCCCTTGCCCTGGCCGCGGGTCAGCAGCGTATCATCCTGGTGGCGCAACACCCCGCCATAGATCGGCTGGGTGATATCTCTTTCAATGGTCGCGATCTCTTGTTTCAACTCCGATTTAAGCGCCATTTAAAACCCCGTGGTATCGCGTCGGCCATATACGGCCGCGCCGTAAAAATCGCCAACGCTGTTGGCCGTGGCCCGTGGGCCGATGGATTGAAAATCGATATCCACCACGTCCATGAGACTGGCGTAGTACGCCATGGCGATGGCGATGGCGGCGTCTCCGTGGCGGTTTTTGTTGTCGCCGGTCTTGCCTTCCGGCAACCGTGGGATGCCCTTGATCACCTGCAGCGCCCGCAGGTCATCGAGCGTGTCACGATCGCGCGGAATGGTGATCAGGTCGTCCTCGAAGGCGGCCTTGAGCTTGGGCATATTTTCCAGGTACCAGGACTGGCTGAGCATCACGGTCTCGATGCGGCCGGAGCCGTAGCGGTAGGCGGTCTGCTCGGACAGGTACTGACCATTTCCGCGGGCATCGAGGGCACCGGCCTGCAACCGCGGCAGGCGGTCAACGATGTAATTGAGGGTCTGCTCCTGCTGCTTGAACGGCACGTTGCGCAGCTCGACCAAAAAGGGCACGCGCCGGTGCAGGTCCTTCCCGATCGCCATCGGCACGATCACGGTCAGGTCGCCGGAGCGACCGAAGTCTTCCCCGAATACATGCGATTCTGCCGGGTCGAGCGTGACCAGGTGGGGCTTGAGGTTCGCCTCGCACCAGTCGCGCATTTCGGCCTCGCGCAGATGCTCGGGCCAGCCGTTGAACGCTTCCGATCCCTCGTAGCGCAAGACCGGTGCCTCGACCATGCGCGCTTCGATCAGGGCGCGGGAGAGATAGGCGCCGCCGCCGCTCTTGGGCACGCAGTAGTATTCCTCCAGGGCGTCATCGCGGGTCGCCGTGTCGCGCAGCAGATTCTCTTTCCACTCATCTTCGGCTGCCTGGCTCCACGCCACGCCGCGTACCTGGCAGATGCGCTTGTAGAGACCATCGGTACAGGCATCATCGAGGGTGATACGATGCACACTGTAGCGCTTCTTGCCGGCACGGCTGTCCTGGATGATTTCGTTAAAAAGATTTTCCACCCCGTTATGGGTGCTGATCAAGCGCACCTTGGCGCCCCACATGGTCAGCGCCAGGGCCGCCTTGAGCACTTCCGCCAGCTGCTCGTGAAAGGCCGCCTCGTCGATGGTCACGTTGCCCTGCCGCCCGCGCATATTGGAGGGACGGGAGCTGAGCGCCTGGATCTTAAAACCGCTGGTGAAACGGATCGTATAGGTGAGGATGTCCTTGTCTTCGTCCTCGAAGATCTCTTCCTCGATCTCCCCGGCGGCCCGGTTGAACATCTTGGCCCACATGGCGCAGGCATCGATGAACTCAAGAGCCATCTCCTTGTTGGAGCCGACGTAGAAATGGTTGGTGCCCCCGGCGCTCTTTGCGGCACTGGCAGAGAGCACCGCATCGGACGCTTCAGCCCAGGTAAGACCGGTACGCCGGCTCTTCTCGGCGATCTTGAGCTGCGCCTCGTCGGCGATCCAGCGCTTCTGGTACGGCAGGAGTACGGATTCGGGCAGGGCGGCGGTCATGCGATCCCCAGTATTTCGCGCTTGATGGCGTCGATGGTGTCGCGGCTCATGCCCTGGCCTGCAAGGGTCTTGTCCGCCACGTCGGCGGCAGCCTCGGCGGCCTGCTTGCGGATTTCGGTCTCCCGCTCCACGTTCAGATTCGCGGCCTTCTCAAGCCGCATCGAGGTCAATGCCAGATCCTTAAGCATCCCCACCACCGCCGGGGCGCTCTCTTCGTCCAGCGACCCTTGCTGCATGAACAGCGTCACGTCAAAGGACAGGGTGCGCAGAATCTCGTTTATCAGATTGCCGACCTTGCCCTGGGGCGCGGCACCGAGCTTGTTGATCCAGCGATCGGCGACCTCGCGGGACTGGCGCAGCCGCTCGCCGACATCGCGCATCTGCAGGTCATACCGGTTGACGGCGCTCTTGCTGACCCGCTCGGGGCAGGCCGGATCGAGCACCTCCGGATCACCGGCGGCGCGCAGCTCGGCGAGGATCGCGTTGACCTGGTCGACCGCCTGCAGCTGGGTAATGCGCGGGTTGTCCAGCATCGATTGCAGCTGCTGACGAACCCCGGCAGGCAGCAGATCGACGGTGGACGGCTGGCGGCGTTTGCGACCCATCAGCGGCACCCGGGGCCTGGGCGTTTGACGCCGGGCACAATGACGCGACCGGCGGCGACATCGCCACCCCTGCCGGTGAGAGTGGCCACCATATAGCCGGCTGCATCGCGCAACGTGATAAGCCCTTGTTCTTCAA